GATTCTATTTGTGATTTTGGTTATGGTAATGGTTCTTTTTTAAGATACTGCGAACAAACAAAAAAAATAAAAAATATTTTTGGATACGATATCTCTGATTATCCTATTCCTGATGGAGTATTTAAAATTAATGAACCTACAGATGTTGAAGTTGATGTCATGACTTTTTTTGATTCGATAGAACATCTATTACAAAGAGATTTAACAATATTCATTAATAAATTAAAATTAAAACACATTTGTATTTCTGTTCCTTGGATGCATGAATCTGAAGGTCCAAATTTCTTTAGAAGTTGGAAACATAGGAGAGAAAACGAACATATACACCATTTCGATTGTCATGGCCTTATCGGTCTTTTATTGTCATGCAACTTTAAAATAATTCATGTTGGAAATGATGAAGATGCAATTAGAACTCCTTACTCGAATTTACCAAACATATTAACCGTAATTGGAACAAAAAATTGATTTTAAATATCAATCTAGGTGTTTTTGGTGGCCCATTAAGGAACGGAGATCTTCTTGCTGTTTGTAATGTTGTTGAACATTTACGAAAACAAATTCCAAACTTAAAGTTTCACATGAAACAAAATTCCATTTCTTCTGAAGATTATGTTCGGAAAATGTATGATTTCTTGTTGCAGAATACTGATTTCTTTTCTTTAGAACCTGGAAACGAAGATTTGAAATGGAACAGAATAAACTTGTGGGATTATAGATCCATTTCTGGAGATGTTGCAACAATTAAGAACAAAGAAAAAATTGAGAAGAAAATTGTAATTTGTCCTTTATTTGATGCACCATATAATGTCTATAGAAACTGGCCAATAGAATTTTTCTATAATTTGATACAATCTTATAATGACTATGATAATTACGAAAAAATTATTTGTATTAATAAACCTTTAAATCAAGAATTTGTAGGATGGAAGTACAGTACAGACTTTGCAGAAAATTTAAGACATATACAGACAGCTGAATACTTTATTGGTGCTGAAACGGGAACATCGATATTTGCATCCCTACTCGACCCAGCACCACCCAACCTAATCTATTATTATTCGGGTAGAGGTTTATTACATACAACTCCTTTTCACATATTCAACGGAAAAGGTCAGATGAAAAGTTATTGGTTGGATTTTGAGGGTTCTACCTGGCAATAAATCCAACATTTTGACATCTATGTATCGGATCGAATTTTTACAGATACGGAACACAGAAATCGATATGTTGTATAAATAAGCAATCGGGCAACCATAGTGTGTTGCATATCTAGAAGGAAATCAATGTATTCGTTTTTGTCTTTTCTAAGAGAAGAAACTGAGCCTAAACAACTCAAACATATACACCATGCGGAAGATAGACCTCTACTTCATGGAGAAGAAGGTTTTGATCATGCATACGGAGCTCTCCAACAGGCACATGAACATATAAAATCTGGAGGCGAGAGTTCCGCACTCACCATGAAATATGACGGTTCACCATCGGTCGTTTTCGGCCACCATCCAAAAACTGGTAAATTTTTTGTAGCCAGTAAGTCAGCATTTAATAAAACTCCAAAAATAAACTACAATTCAAAAGATGTTGCAAAGAATCATGGCCATGCACCAGGTCTTGCAGAAAAATTGAATTCTGCACTTGTACACTTAAAAAAGGTTGCACCTAAGACTGGTGTATACCAAGGTGATCTTATGTTCTCAGAAGGAGACAAAGAAGATAAGGGTGCCAAAGGAGTTTCATTTACACCAAATACGATTAAGTATACTGCAAAAGGTGAAGAAGCTGATAAAGTCCGTAAAGCAAAACTTGGCGTAGTTGTGCATACACAATATCACGGTGATGATATTACCACAATGTCATCCGATTCCCATCCAGATGTACACAATTTTAAACAGCATAATGATGTTTGGAGCAAATCAGTAAACCATGACACAAAACAGGTGCATTACTCTGACGCAGATCAAGAAACTTTTCAGCACCACATGAATGAAGCTAAAAAAATACATGAACAAAATAAGTCCATGTACAAGGCAACAGAAATGCATCGTGGAGACGCTGGCCATCTTGCAACATATATTAACCACACAGTTCGTACAGATGAAACACCAACCGCTCAAGGTTTAGCGAAACACATACAGTCAAAATATACTAAACAATCAGAGAAATTAAAAACACCGATTGCACAGTCAAGAAAAGAAGCAGAAGCAAAAACACATATAAATCACATTGCTTCAAATGAAAAACACTACAATAACCTTTTACAAATGCATAATCATTTGCAAAAAGCAAAGAATTTATTAGTATCCACATTAGAACAACATACTGGTGGTTTGGAACATCATATAGATAGTAAACCAACAGGTCCAGAAGGTTTTGTTGTAAATCATAAGAGTGAACCTACTAAATTGGTTAATCGTTCAGAATTTGCAAAAGCAAATTTATTAAAGGTAAGAAAGTGAAATCATTTAAGAATTTAATACAAGAAGAATTTAAAAAGCCAGCAGTTATTGCTTTTGGCAGAATGAATCCTCCTACTACAGGTCATTTAAAATTAATTGATAAAGTAAGAGAGACTGCTGCTCGTCTAAATGCACACCATGAGGTTATTGCTTCTCATTCTCAAGATAGCAAAAAGAATCCATTAACAGCACAACAAAAAGTTAAACATTTACAGAAATATTCTCCTGGTACAAATTTTGTTGCTGCATCAAAAGAACATCCGTCTATTTTTCATCATGCAGAGAGACTGAGTAAAGCAGGCCACGACCATTTGGTAGTTGTTGCTGGTTCGGACCGTGTAAAAGAATTTCATGATAGTTTAAACAAATACAATGGAAAACCAAATAAAGAAGGCCATGTTCCATACAACTTTAAAAAGATTACTGTAGTTTCTGCTGGATCTCGTGATCCTGATGCAGAAGGAACAGAAGGTATGTCTGGTACTAAGATGAGAGAACACGCAAAGAATCGTGATTTCGCATCATTCAGAGAAGGTGTTCCTTCTCATGTTTCAGATAAAGACGCCAGAGAATTAATGAGCGATACTCGTAAAGGGATGGGTATTAATGAGGATGTCAGTAGAGGACAGTTCAGAGCGATATTTGTTACTGGCGGTCCAGGCTCTGGTAAAGATGTTGTTATCCGTGAAGCAGTTGCAGAATCAAAGATTGTAGAATTAAATGTTGTGCAAGCGCAAGAATATCTAGGCGACAAACAAAAACTATCAGAACAGTCCAAAGATTATCGCAGAGAAGCAATTAGAAACCGTGGTCCTTTGATTATCAACGGTCCAGCCGATGATCGTGACCGTATTATGTGGATCAAAGAAGAACTTGAAGATTTAGGTTACGGAACTATGATGGTATTTGTCAATACCACAAACGAAACCAGTAAAGAAAGAAATTCACTATTGTCCAGGACGATGGTTGAATCTGTGAGACACGATAAGTGGTTGCGATCTCAAGAAAATACTAAATACTTTAACGAAGTGTTTTCTAAGTTTATGATTTTTGACAACACAGGCGAGGTTAAAGAAGAAGATATCCATGATGTGTATGAATCTACAAATATTTTTCTAGATTCAGAAATAGTTGGTGAAACAGCCCAAGAGTGGTTAGAACGCCGCAAGTCAGTAGATATTAATAGATTATTTAAGGAATATAGAAATGTTAAAAAAGATAATAGATTTTCTGAAAGTAAAACCAGTCCAGTCAGCGAGCTCTTCCCAGGAATCCAGCTCCAAAGAAAGCTCAACAAGCGAGATAACATCAAAGACGATGACATCAGAGCCACAGGCGGTTACACCTTCAAAACCTACCACGAAGCCTCGCAGCCAGTCGTCAAGGTCCAACCAGAGCCAAAAGAAAGCAACTTCAGGCGGGACAAAGAAAAAGAAAAGTTAAAAAGAATAGTTCGTGCCCCAAGTGGTGCGATAAAGACACAAGGAGTAGGTCCAGAATTTGACACTCGCCAACAGGGAACAGTATACCCTATGTCAGGACTAGGCGATGTGACCTACCGAGAACAAAAAGAATTTAAAGATTTTCGTAAGCATAGAAATCCAGTAGCACACGCTTCACAAAAAGTAGGACCAGGATCAGGTAAACATAAACAAAAATCTAAAGATGCAGTTCGTGGTGAGAAACATAAAAAGAAACAATATCACGAAGCAATAGACGATCCTGGTGCAAACGATATGGGTGTTGCTGGAACTTTAGGTGGTTCTGCAAATAAAGAACCTATGCAAAAAATGTCTGATACATACGGTAAAATTAAATTGTTGCGGAAAAATAAAAATGTTAAAATTTAAAGACTTTATTTTAGAAGTTGCTGCCTGGCAACGCAAAGAAGGTAAATCTGAATCTGGTGGATTGAATCGCAAAGGTATTGAATCATACCGCAGAGAAAATCCAGGTTCAAAACTTTCTATGGCTGTTACAACGAAGCCATCAAAGTTGAAAAAGGGTTCTAAGTCAGCAAAAAGAAGATTAAGTTTTTGCAGAAGAATGTCTGGCATGAAAAGAAAATTAACATCAGCAAAAACTGCTCGTGATCCCGATTCAAGAATAAACAAAGCTCTACGTAAGTGGAACTGTTAATAACGGAGAAAAAAATGTTCACCAAGTCAAAAGTAACTCAATCTATGGTCGATGCTGTAAACGAAGCACTCAAAGGCGACCAGCACAAAATCGATGCCAATAAGAATAAAAAAATCGATGCACAAGATTTTGAAATTCTTCGTTCTAAAAAAGAAGTCAAAGAAGAATTAA